TCCCGATACATTAAGCCATTTACTTTGTCCCCAATGTAAAGCACTGTATCTCTAATAAAAAATATCCCCGCCTTAGCGAAGATACCAGTGTAGGGATACCAACAATAAACATTATTAGCGAGGTCTGAGTATTCGAGGTCCAGAACCCATACTTTGTCTTTAATGTGCAGGAGATATTTATTTCCGCTAACCTCAGCATGAGCAAGTGCTAAATCAGCCTTTGTATTATCGAGGATTCCCTTTGCTATGCCGTTCTTTCCGTTGACACCTTGGCTAACTATCTTGCAATTCGCTTGGCCCTTGATTAAGGAGCTCCACGTCCATACAACGCCTTTGTCTGAGAGAGCGAGAATACCTCCCTGAGCAGGGTGAACAGTCTTATGAGACAAACATCCAAACTCATCATTCAAGGCACTTGTGGACACACTCACGGCTCCCACGGAGTCTAATGAAAGAGTTGAGTACCACTGAACCGATTCATCGCCAGGTTCCTTGTATGTGACGAGGTAATCATTCATTCTCCCCCAGCCCGTGATTGCACGAGCGTCATTGCCTATACTAATATCTTGATCTTGGGGCCAGTAAGTCGGGTCATAAAACCAACAGTAACGAGCAACATTTGGGTAACTTGGATTCCCTGTAATAAATACAAGCGAGTTCCCTTTTCCATCAAATTCAACCGCCTGTGTGCATTTAGTGATAAGAGTTTGATCCATGAGTAAGTCTGCTTCTAATTGGATTTTCACATTATCAATACCCAATGCAGGAGCAACACCGAAGGTCGCTTTCCATGTTGTGCGATTGAAAGTAAAGTCTACGCCTTCCGTTTTTTCGACTTCATAAATGTACGCTTTGAATAGATTAGCAGAGAGGGTTATCGGGGTTAAGCCATCAGAAAGAAGTTGTTTTGTGATAACATATTCTGTCGCCACACCGTCGCCATCGAACGATTCTTTCCATTTATCCGATAGATGATTGAAGCTTTCATTGCTTAATCCACCTGTACCATCTGGTTTTTTGGTTAAAACAGTGGTTGGGACATAAGCAATATCAGTTACTTGGCCAACATTTGTGCCATCATAGTAAATATATTCATTCCCTGTTAAGAAATAAGTTTTGTTTCCAACGATGAAGGAGGTTGTTGGGGCATCAGTTAAGCCTTGATAAATTCCCTCGAATTCGGCAAACAGAGCATTAATAAAAATAGATGTATCTAGTGTATCATTGAATACCGTCAACTCATCAAGTCCAAATAGCTCGTCCCTACCGTCTGTATCTACCCAAAAAGTTGTATCTGCCAATTAGTTCCCCTCCTTCCGAGGGCTTATTTGCCTATAATTGAAACGGAACGAGTGACACTCGGCGTGGTTCCTGCTACTGTTTCCACAAGTTGGATTGTATTTCCAAACGCGGTGTTCGTACTAGCTCCCTTGCCTAATGAAATACTGACTTTTCCAACCGCCGTTTGCGCTGTGCCTGTATAAATTGGGTAATAAACTCCGTCTACACCTTTGCGATTAACACCAAGTGTGTAAGAAGGCGTAGTACCTGTTATAGCAGAAATATTAACGTCTATAGCTAATTCTCTGTATGCCCCTGCGGTTAGGTCGGCACTTGTTGTAGTGACCGTTATTGCCGCCGAAACTGTGTTTAGTACCGTTCCCGCCAAAGATTGAGCGTTAACTGTACCGATAGTATTTGCACCAGCCGGAAGTGCAGCTACAACTTGTATTCCGTTAGTCGTGCCCGGGGTAGTCTGATCGATGCCGAACTTACCAACCAAGTTAGTTCCTGCAGGTAGTGTGGGCAATGTTGTAACCCCTACTGTCCCTATGGCGTTTGCTCCTGAGGGAATAGCGGGTAGTGCTGTGACGACTACCGTACCGAGGGCATTTGCGCCGGCGGGTAATGCGGCAACAACCTGAACTCCGTTTGTGGTTCCTGGTGTAGTTTGGTCTATGCCAACCTTTCCCATGAGATTCGTCCCTGCGTTTACTCCTACGCTACCAATTGTAGATGCTCCAGCTACTAGACCGACATTACCAATCGTATTGGATCCAACGGGCAAAGCTAAGGCAACACCAACATGCAAAGCTTGTGTATTAGCATCCACACTGGCAGAAGTAGGACTACCTGCAACAGTTGTCCCCTTTGCTGCCGTTGCAACATTTGCGGATCCAAGGTTGTTGGTCCCTGCCGGAAGTGCTGCACTAACTGTTACTTTAGGTGAAGATACTGCGTCAGTTCCCTTTACCCAACTGGAAACATTTGTCCATAGGGTATTTATTGACCCTAGTGTTATGAGTGCCAAGATTAATCACCTCAATTCTTTTTAAATAAATTGCCACCGCATACTACGAGGAACTCAGTTACGCCACCTGTTTTGAATTCAGTCATTAAGCGAATAGGGGTAGGTCCGAGGCTTGCGGAGTATGGGCGGGAGAAGCCTAGTCGTTTGGTAATTATTGCTCCATCATTGAAATTTACGTTTTCGAGAGAAGGGCTTGAGTTAGCCGGGATTTTATCGGGAGACATGTCAATTCTTAGACCAGAAGTGTATCCGTCTGGAAAATCGTATGTTTGAGTAGCGATAATTATTTCACCACCTTATTACCATCCACTATTGTTGATAATCGTGCTCAATGAACTTGATTTACTAGAAATAAGGCTTGTGCGCTTTTCGTTGTACTTTTTGAAGTTGGTGTTTCCTCTGCCCATTTCCTCAGAATCTTGGATCGTTCCTGCAATATTATAGGGTATTATCAAACTAGCATCATCTCGAAGATCGATAAGCATTGCATCATCCACAACTGCAACGTCAGTAAATGTTAAGAGGTTTGGTTTGCGCCAGTAATGTACAAGGAATTCACATGGATACTCTTGGGCATTAAAGAGCAACTGATTCTCAGGGGTTTTTATCATATTGGAGTATGGAACATATTGCCGGGCATCTCTTTTTACCTCTACATAATTTAGGTCTAGGAAATCAGCAGGAGGGTCATACAGGAAAAATGGACGGTGTTGCTGAATTTCCGCTTCTGTAGGCCAAGAATAAGGATAGAGTACGAAATTCCTGAATAAATAGACATAATTACCTGTAAACCGCAATCGAACGGTATTAGTAGGTAAAGTGGGAGATATAAGACGCTTGTATTCAGTGAGTACCGGGTCGGTTACGCTGATAGTCTCAATGGGAGTGTAGTTGACTCCATCAGGGGATTCTTCGATAACTATTTCCGCAGGATAGGATGCTTCAAAAAAACAAGCTTTAGCATTGACTAAAGTGATGGAGTAGTCTGATCCGGGAAGATACTGACGAAGCGTACTTGTATCATCGGATAGAGTATTTTTAATAGGATTGTGGGCTATGAGGAAGGTTTTTGGAAGTTTGGCATTCGTAGAAGCGAGTTCCATAATTGATTCATTAACGAGCGTTTGAATCTTGAAGTTGTAGTCTGCCGTTTTGTTGGCAGCTTGCAAACTTCCTCTCGAAGAATATTCGTCAAGCAGCTTTAGTGTTGCACTTCTGATTTGTCCATAATTAACTGTCATAAAAGCTGTCCCTCCTTATATATCAAGGATTAATACAGCTACACTCGTACCTGTTGTATTAGAGATAACTGATAAGTTATTTTTTACCGTCAGCTTTACTTGCAGCACTTGTCCTGCTGGTAGAAGAAATCCGTTTGCTGCCGTTGCTGTTTGATTTGGGCTTAGATACGCCGGTTGCGCCCCGGTGTTGCTTATTAGGAATGGCCTTCCGTTTATCGGCAGGTCTTGTGCTGTTGCGACTAGGGTCGAGATCGCTAGAACTTCCTTCGCTAATGGGCAATGTGCCATCAATAATATCCTCCTTTGATTCTTCTGCTTGTACTGTGTCTTTAGCTAATGGACGCAGGACTTCGAGAAGTTGAGTAAGTAGTTCGTTTGTTTTGCGCGATTCTGCGCGAATATCGTAGAGTAGTTGACGTTCTGTTGTTGAGGTATCTATTTGAGATTCTTGCAATTGGATCAACTCCTAAAGAGAAGAGGCCCGAAGGCCCCCTTAAATTACACGTATTGCATAACGAGCGATAGCGTTCCTAAGGCATAAGAAGTTGCTGCGCCTGATTGGACCTTAAGACAAAGTGCATCTCCTGCCGCTAGTGTTCCTGCCGCCGTGGTTACTGCCGTTTGGGTCGTAGGTACATTGGTTGTTCCTACCATGTCAAATCCGGTTGTAAATAAATCGCTACCAGCTCCCGGAGCAGTACCGCTTGTTAACTTTTCAACAGTTAGAACTCCCGCTTGACCAGCCACTGTTACATGTCGCTCATAGCCACTTACGATTTTACAAGCCGCCTGTGCGATGAAGAATGTTTTAGCAACGTCTGCTGCCGCGATTTGCGGATAGGTGACAACGAATTTCTGACCTACGACGAAGGCCCCTGCTGTTAGACCTGTAAGTTTGTTTATTTCTGCTGCTGTTGGAGTTAGTGCTGTACCGGATTGGTAGAGTTGGCCGGCTGAAGATGCAACGACAATTTCAGCGCCATTTGCACCGACTCCAATACCGTTTTCACCGGCCACTTTATCGAAATTAGAGTATCCCATATTTTTACCTCCTCAAAAAGATAAGGCGAGTAGAGATACTCGCCTAGTTGACTAGAATGAGCTTGCGCCAGAAAGTCCAGGTGCAGAACAGAAAACCGCTTTCCATGAGTTGCAAGCAGCAGCGTATCTACTTCTTCCGGCCATGATATTTGCATCAGTCGTTTCGTCAATGTAACTTTTAGTGGTCAACGGGATACGATCAAGCCAGATCAATGCTTGATATGCCTCGTTAAACGCAGAGTCCATGAGAATCCAGGATTCTGCTCCTGCAGTTGTTCCAGAAAGAGCTGTGAGATATGGACTTACCACAATATTCCAGCGATTAAAGTGTATCGATGCGGCGTTGTTACTTGTCGTTGGATTCATATCGGACCCGATGGCTTCATAGACAAGCTTTTTGATAGATGCCTTATCAGGGATAATGATGGTGTCAGGCGTACATGACAGCAAATTGCCATCCTCATCTTTGAAATAATGCATTTTCTCTTCCGCATAGGAAAGATTATCGTAGCTAAATGCTCCATTGTACAAGTTCGACTGTGCGGCAGTACCGCCAGTAATTGAAGGATGATCAGTTGCAAACATTGCCTTGCCATCAGCACCGGCAATGTTGAAGGTCTTTCCCATAAAGTTCATTGTCGCAGCGTTTCCGTTATTAAGAATACCAGCAGCGAACAATTCTTTAGTCCGATTATAGGAAAGCATGAAAGCAGATGCACGGCTCTTAACCTTACCGAATTTTGCATCCTCGATCATTTCCTGAGTAACACTAAACTGATTCTTCCAAGTTTCGGGTTCGATTACCTTCGAGTAACCTTCCTGCATGGAAGTACTTACCATTTTCACCCGTAGGTAAGAAGTTCGAGAGACTTGTTTCGCTAGTATACTTATTCGCGAAATCCTTTGTCTCATCCTTGTAGAATACCTTGTCGATGATGGACATTTTCTGGAATGCCTCTTCGGCTTGCTCCAACATCATCTTAATTGGCTCCTGAGATTTCCCAAAGATCGAATCATTCACTCCACTTGCTTTACTAAAAATCATTTCTTTCACTCCTTAAAATTTCATACAAAAAGGACCTCCATATCGAAGGTCCCCACTAGGTCATACTATTTAATGACTGAATCAGCTTATCTCCGGAAATATCCCTTGATATTGGAAGTAGTAGTTGCCCCATCAGTCGCACTAATCTCAAATACTCCGCTAGAAGTAGTTGCTGTAGTCAAAAGACCGTCCGTATGCAAAGTAACCTTCGCACCAATCAGCGTAACGGCCACGGTAGCCATACTCTGCGTAGAGAACTCGATCAGCTCAGTTACCCGAATGACAGGCAATGGCGTAACAGAAGTAGTCTCGGCAGTTCTACTAGCAATTG